ATGGCATCATCAACCACAACCAGCTTGCCATTCCAGGAGTACATGGTCAGATCACGGGTCACGCCGTCCTTGTCAGTGTACTTGAGAGCCTGGAGCAGATTGAGGTTTTCCAGGTTGGTGGCCACAACGGAGTGCATGAAAATCATGGCAAACTTCTTCTTGCGATCACCACAAGCCTGGGCAGTGGCGCTGTTCAGAGAAGTGGCCTCCATAGGACCGTCCACAGTGTAGGTGTGCTTGGCCACAAACTCTGCGCTCTGGCCACCGGTCATGGAGAAAATACCCTTGAGGATAGCCAGGATAGTGTCCTGGTCAACATCCTGCCAGTAGTCGGCCACCTGTGCGGCAACATTGTCCATGAAGTCCACACCGCCGGTGATGTCAAAGGAGAAATCACGCTCAGTCCAAGCCTTGGCACGGCCGATGACAACCACGCCCTGCTCAAAGGTCTTGGTGCTGGTAGCCTCAATGTCAGTCTGGCCGTCATAGTTCACGGCATCGCCGTCCAGGAGGCCACGCATGGCAATGCGGGCATAGCCGGTGCCATTCTGGGAGGCGAACACCTCACGGATGTCGGGGTTGCCAGCCAGGACACGGGACTTGCGGATTTCGTTGAGGCGGGTGCGGGGAACACGGCCCACCGCATACTTGAAAGCCTCAGCGTTAAAGCTCTTAGCGTCAAACTTAGTGTTAGGCATAAATCAATACATCCTTTCTGTTATTTGGATTTGCGGCTCTTGCCGCCAGTCTTGGCCTGGGCCTCCTCAGTGGGAGCGTCCTGGGCCTGTTCGGGGTTTTCGGGAGCGCCCTGCTCAGTAGCAGCGGGCTCATCAGTGGAGTTGCCGCCATCAGCAGCGGGCTCCTCCTGCTCATCGGGCTCACCATTGCCGGTGGCATCCGCCTGGGCCAGACGGGCAATGACCTCCTTGGTGATGGCCTCAGCCATCTCATCCACAGAGGGGACATGCTCCGCCATGTACTGCACAACACCCTCCTGGGTGCGGGGCAGCATGTTGACGGGGGTGCCGGTCAGCTTAGTGGCCAGATTACGCAGGGCATCCTCAAAGGACACAGTGCGGGGTTTAGTCACATTTTTCATGCGGGTTTCACCTCTCAATCAAGTTTTGCATCGGGATTTGCGGCCAGATACTCAGCCAGCTCCGCATAGCTCATCTCGGAGGGTTTCTTGCCCTCTCCGGGCTTTTTGCCATCGCCGCTGTCACCAGGTTTCCAGCCCTCATACTTGGCCGCTGCACCAAACAGGAAATCAGTTGCAGCGTCCTTTTTCATTGCCTCAACTCTTGCAGCCAGGGTGACGCTTTCGCCGTTCACCTTGGAGGTGACCTTGCCATCCAGGATGGAGGCATCTTTGAGGAAATCAGCCAGCACAGCCTTGACGGCGGTGTTGTTCTTAGAGCCAGCAGCGGTGAGCTCTGCGTCCACTGCGGCCATCAGCTTGACCGTGGCCAGCTCCTTATCATGGGCGGCCTTGTCCGCCTTGTTCTGGGCGGTCAAATCCTCAATCTGCTTTTTCAGATCAGCGTTGTCACCGGCGGACTTTTTCAGCTCCTCCAGTTGAGTGTCACGGGTTTTGACATCGCCACGCAACTGCGTGACCTCTGCCTCCAGCTCCGTGACCTTTGCGGCCTTGGCGTTGAAATCGGTGCGGGCAACAAAGCCCTTGCCAATCTCCTGGGCCACCGCAGTGTCAATTTCGGGGGTGTATGCAGCCCCCAGCAGGGTTTTCAGCCATTCAAGTGCCATTTTTACCTCCTTGCATTTCTGCTGTCCTTTTTATCCGGCCAGTCCCGGTATTGCAGAGCCCTTTTTGTAGTCCGCCGGGTCCAGCGGTATTTTTGGGTATGAAAAAAGCACCGTGCATTTTCAGCACGATGCTTTTAACAACGGTGGTTAATTCTGGTCATAAAGTTCATCATAGAGCTTTTGCAATTTCAGACCGTTTGCATTTAATTCATAATCGGCATCAAAACCAATTTCAGTGATCTTGTCATCAAGGTCCTCCAATAACTGGTTGATGTCATCGCCGTCAATATGTCGCTGGGCATCCGGCAAATGCTCAAGCAAAAGCTGCCTTTGAGCGTCAGTGATATTCAACACAATTATTTCCCTCCTTTGTGCGGGTTTGTTTGTATCAGCATACCAGTGTCCGGGTTTACCGTCACATAGCAATTCTTACCCTTAAAGCGCTGGCTCCTGCCATTGGCATTATTTTTGATAGGGTCAACTTTTTCTGGATGCAAGAGCGCATCAAGCGCATCCGACACATCCACGCCACTGCGGCGCTGGGACACGGAGCCAATGGTGCGGGCAATGTAGTGATTGGATTTTCCCGTTGTGACCAGCCCATTTTGGGCCGTAACTCCAACCAGTTTTTTATCAATCTCAAGGCTCTTGCTTTTATAGAGCTTGAAATCCGCAAGAGGTGTGAGCTCCCCGGATTTAATAGATTTAGAATAGGCTTTGAAAGCGTCCCAATCACTGCCATATTTAAGTGCCTGGAAATCCTCAAGCGTGGCGGGAGCGTTTTTGCCCAACAGCTCTTTGTAGCGCTGCCATTGCTTTGTGTCTGCACTTGTATTATACGCCTTTTTGCGCTTGAGGTCAACATAACCGTCACCATGGAGCCCGTCTTGCCAGGCTTTCCACTGCTTATATGTCATATCACCAGGGATGACACGGTGGCCAGCAGCTCTGCTGTTGCGGCTCTGCAAAAGCCGGATGACATCCTCCTCATACGGAGCAGTACAGCACCGGCACCAAGGATGGAACGGCGGAGCCGTGAGCCCCACCTGGTACTCAGACATTTTGAACACCTTGCCGTCCATATCAGCACAGAGAGTGCATGTTTCATGGTCACGGGAGGTGATGATCTCATAGCGCTCCACATCCAAAGCCACAAAGCTGTCTTTTTGGCCAGCACTGGAAAAATAGGCGCTTTCCGTCATCACCAGGCGGCCCGCTTTGCTCTTGGACACCTCAAACTGCTTGGAGATGGCAGCAATGGCCCGGTCCGGGGCCTCTCCCCGGATAATCATTTGTGTCAACTGCGTGTTGACGCTGTTGACCAGGCTTTGCTTGTTGGTCCAGCACCTATCACGGAAAGTCTGGTTGTCAGCCGTCCATGGCCGGGAGAGGACCTTTGTGATGGTTTCCTCATTGATGGCGTGCATGGACCAGCCCACACCAAGGCCACGCTGTACCTCAAAAGCGGTGTGATAATAGCTGCCCTCATACATCAGCCGGGCAGCCTCATCAATGTAGTCCAACTGGTTGGAATAAAGCACCTCAGCCTGTTGCTGGATTTGCAGCTTGAGAGCATCCAGACGGGAGATGTGCACCCTGGCGCTGGCGTTTTCAAGTTGTTTCATCCAGGCACCATCAAGAGCGTTTTGCTGGCCATGGGCTATGTATTCGCCCACCGTCCAGTGAAACTCTGCCAGCTCATCAGAATTGAGGAGCCGCTTTGCCTCTGCCAGCGTGATCTCATTATTGGCAGCAAAACGCTGATACCATACGGCCATCTGGCGCTCAATCTCAGCCTGGGCACGGGAAAATTGGGCCTCCAGGTTTTCTACATAAGAGAAAGACTGGTCAAGCAGTGCATCCTCCATGTTTTTCATACGCTGGGCCCAATAGTCCGCATTACTCTGTCTTGCCATCACCCTCACCGTCCTTTACAGGAGGCTCCTGGCCAGAGCCCTTGCCGGTGTCCCCGTTTTTGGAGCGGTTGGCCTCAAAGGCTGCCCGGTAGGGGTCAGCCATGGCCTCCTCACGCTCATCCTTGATGCGCTGGAGCTCCTGCTCCGGGTCAGACACCCAAGGGTGCATTTTGATGATGGTTTCATCAGAGAGGATGCCCACAGAGTTTTTGCAGTTGTTGATGGCCTCCGTTTCATTGATGAGCACATCACGGTCAAAGATGACCTTGACCTCTGTGCCCTCAAAGGAGCCCACACCAGTGTTGGCCAGGTGACGGTTGACAAACCAAAGCAGCTCCTCAATGGAGGCTTGAAACTCCATTTCAATGCCGTTGGCATCCAGGTCAATATCAGAGTACATGCTCTGTATATTCATCTGGTTGGGGTTGCCGCTCATGCGGTCATCCTTGGCATCATAGCCTCTGGCATTTTCAATGATGGCATCCTTGAGCAGAGAGAGCAGCACCTTGTAGTTTTCGGCGTTGACCTCAATTTGCAGGGTTTCCACTCCGCCCTCAGAGCCCTCATAGGAGCGCACCTTGATAAAACCATAGGCAGCCAGGTTGGTGCGGAGGCGGCCCAGGTCCTCACCATCATAGTTTTTGATGACCAGGATGGTGCTGTGGATGTCCTCCTCCATCTGGTTGGCAAAGTTGGAAAGCACATCATTGTATGCGTCCTGCAAGCACTTCACACGGGAGAGGAGGGGGATTTCATGGTGGGAGCTCTTAAAGCATACCAGAGGGATGCGCTCCCAATTATAGCCGGTGACCTCCCCGGTGGAGGGGTCAGCCTTTGTGATGTAGGGGCCGGAGTGTGCATAGTCATCCGGCACCAGCGTGCCGTCATCAGTGCGGATAAAGCAATCCACGCCGCCGCCGTGCATGACCTCAACCTTGACCACATCCTTGGCCTGTTC